AAGCCCTCCAGAGAGGGCTTTGGTCCTAGAAGACTATTCTAGGAGGGGCACATCCTTCGGTAGCGTCCGTTGGGGAGTATTAAAATATTGGACAACTGCCTTTAGAGCAGAGAATTTCGTGTATAATACTATTTACTTTACTATAGTTTGCAGTAGAATATTCTTTACCTTCTCGCAATACTGACATATATGAGCCTGGATTGGATGGGGTAGAAACAAAATCCCAACATAATAGTTCAAAATCATCTTGTACTTCCATTACATTACCTCTTTGCTCTAATGAGCCCATTCCTCGGGAAGATACACCTACGGTAACGTTGTTACGGATTAATGCTTCTAAGATTTGACCAGATGGAGTGTCAAGTATTTCAATTTTACCCATTACATTATCTCCATCCCACCAGTAATCGGAGATGATATGAGACACGTTTTTTAGGTTAATAACTTGGGATTCAGGGTGGTCTAATTCACCCATAGCACGTCTTTGTTTGATTTGCTCGGAATATTTTTTCATTTCGCGATCCCATAAATCACGAGCATAGTATCTACCGTTACCATTTTTAACCTCAGCAGTAGCTAGTATACCTTCTACCATTAGAGGTTTCTTTACCCCACCAACATTTTCAGTTAGTGGGGATGAAGAAATTTTAATAGGGTGGGTTTCTATAAGAAGTTGCTTACTCATTGTCAATTGCAGATTCGTCTACCATTTCTTTGGTATAAGTTTTGCCAGTCATTTTCTCGTACATTTTCTCCATCTTAGCTTTAGCTTTTTCTAAGACTTTGATTTCCTTTTGCATGACTTTCATTTTGCCTTTATCTACTAGTTCAGCTAGATTAGCATCTTCTTCAATCATACTTAAACGTTCCATTTTAGTGGAAATCATTTCACTGATTTTGTCTAATTTAGCTTCCATAGCAACGATTCCAGCTTGAGTATCGATTTCAGCTAGTTCAGCATCTAAAGATTCTTTTTTAACTGCTTTCTTTTCAGCTTTTGGTTCAGCTTCTTCAACGTTTTCAACTTCAGCTGTTATTTCTACTTCTTCACCAATTGTATTTTCGTTGATAGATTGGATTTTAGTTTCTAGATCGCCAATTGAATTTTCTAAGTCATCTAATTGTTCTTGGTACCAATCACCTGATACAGCAAATTCTAGGTCTGATTCTTTTTCCATAGCAGAAATTAAATCAAAATATGCTTTTTTAAGCATGTTTAACTTCTGTGTTAATGTTTGCTTTTTGTTAATTACTTTTTGATCAGGAGCAACACCTGCTTTTTTCTGCATTTGAAGCATTCTAAGTTGAGCCATTTTCTCTTCAAAGTCAGAATCTTCATCCAAACTTCCTTTACCCATAGTAACTGTACTATCATTTGGTCCTTGAAGAAGATATACACCTGGTCTTACTTGTTTAAATCTAAGTTCACCCATAAGTACTCTTACTAGATCTGCTTCAGTTTTTACTGTAGTTGAGGATAATGGACCTACTTGTATACTGATTTGGCCTAATACTTGAAGTACTTTCTTCAATTTTTCAGCAGATACAAATGGAAGTTTTTCTACAGGAGTTGTAGGAAACTCTTCTTCTTTTACCAAAGATTCCTTAACCATTTTTTTTAGCTTATCGGAATAGCCAGATGAAGCATATTTTCCAGCTACTTCTTCCATTTTTGTTTCTTGATATCCTAATCCTTTAACACCAAACGCAGCATTTTTCATATAGTACTGTCCGTCTTTAGCTAAGTTTTTTTCTACAATTTTACGAAGCTCGTCTAATGTTTTGTCTGGGTTTTCTCTGCCTTCAAAATATAAACCATTCAATACTTCTTGACCAATTTGGTTGTCAAGGTTAGTTTTGTCTTTATAATCGTAGTTGTGGGCTTGAATATCTTCTACTTCTTTGGTTGTTTTTTTCTCTACTACTTTAGCTTCTTCAGCTAAAAATTGAGCGAATTTATTTTCCCAAGCTGTTTTTGGAGAAGCCTCAATTGTATTGATTGGTTTTAAATCAATATAATTTTCGGAAATTACACCACGTGTTTTCAACATTTTAGATGCTTCTTCAAATCCCATCGGATTTGTTAGCATATCAGGGAATTGTTTTTTGGCTTCAGTAAGGAATATACCCTTGTGACCTTTTCCCTCTTTAATCAAATTGTATTGTTCTTGTAGAGTCATTATTCTTCTCCTTTTAGTAAAATTTCTATATCGTTTATATAATCGTTAATTAAATCCGTTCCTTTTACTACTGTATAACTGGTTGGGTTTTCTCTGTAGTAGGCTACAGTTTCAATTTTACCTTGACGCAGTAGTTTTTTTATGTTTTCAAGTCTAGCTTCTAAAGAATCAAATACCATAATACGTTCTTCGTGGAATTTTTTTATGGGATCTTCCTCTTCTTTTAGTTTATACTTATACATATTAAAATAAATTTTTAACTTCTAGACCAGATCCTTTCTGCACATAGTTTCCATTTTTATCTTTAGGAACTAGTTTGAACTTAAATTTTTTAACGTAATAGTTATCTTTAACACCTTCGGGTCCTGCTTTAGGGCCTGGTCCTAGAGTTGCACCTATGTTTTCTTCTATTTCTTTAGATGTTTTAACCTTTTTAGCAAATGCATATTTAGGTGAAAAGCCACCACCAGAGGTGGATATTTCTTTTAGCTTATCGGATATTTTATATTTGTACCCCATTTGCTTTTTTAATTTCCTGAACTAGTTCATAGTATTGCATTAAATCCACTAAGTGGTCGTCATTAACTTTAGCAGTTTTGTCTAGTTCAACTAAATGTTTGGTTATTTCTTCAACCTTAATTTTAGTAGCTGGATCTTGGATTGTTTTAATACTTTTACTTAAATGTTCTTTTAGTTCAGCAATTTTAGTGTTGTAGAAGTTTCTTAACTCAGGGGTTGAGTCTACAGAATTAATAAATTCTTTAAGAATTTGTTTCTGTTCAGGAGATATAGAATCGTATTTTTCGTTGAATTTTTCTAAAAGAACTCTGTATGTAAGAATTCTTAAATCCTTATCATATGCTTGGAATTCTTTTAGTATATCCTCTTCTACACTATCAGAATTTACATCTTGTTTGGTTAAAAATTCCAACAATACAACTTTGCAATCTACCATTTGAGATGGTGCCACAAAAGTAGTAGAGTTAAAACCTTCAATCAAAGTATAGATAGAGGCTAGCTCTTTATAGTTTTTAATTTTAATACCAAAGAAAGTATCAAGATCGTAGTGAGCTTTAATTTCTTTAATTAAATTATATTTTTGTCTCTTTAATGAAGATTTATTCAAATTAGCAGATGATTCTAAAATAGTGCTAATGACTGTATTTGCTCTGCCTTCGTTTAATACTTTAGACTTTAGAATGGATTCGTACAGTTTATACTCTCTGCCTATTTCACTCTTGACAAAATATTTTTTCATGATGTCAATAGCAGGAGAATCTACCCCTTTCAATGTGTCTATTGTCACCTGTCTTACTAGCAATTCAAATAAAATACCAGTATTACGGAATTTGCTGTGTTTGATTTTCATCAAAGAAATATATTTGTTTATAAATATTAAAGAAATTTTACTCTTTTAACTGTTTTTCATCTAGCAACGAAGTATCGTCTTTGTCGTGCTCAAAAATCAGTTTTTTCTTGTCCATTTTAGAAAATATATCTCTATTTTTCAAGAAAGCAACTTGAGCATTTTCGAGAGCCATACCACTTTTATTAGTATCTGTTCGGCTGTCAGATGAATCGTTTTTATCAGTATCTTTCATTCGTTTAACACCCAAACGATCTTTTCCAAAATTACTATCTTGTTTTCCGATATTTGAAACAGAATCTTTTGGTCTGCCTAATGTTTCATCCTCATCATATCCACTTGGTACATTTCTAGGATCGGAATCATTTCTACCTTTACCATATAATGCAGCCAAGTCGTGTGGTGTACCATATGATTTACCACTTTCTACTGGGTCATTACCTTCGTTTTCAATTTGAGTAACTCGGAATTGTCGTTTAGCATCTTCTCTGATTAAATCTCTATATTCATCATACTGGTCTTCAGATAAATGGAATATATTATCGTAAATCCAATCTGTAGGTAATAATTTCTGTTCTAATAGTTGTTGAGCTAATTCAGCTTTAGATTTCATTAACTCAATTTTCTCTTGCTCAAATATAATAGAAGGAGTTTGCATAGACAATTCAAAGTTTGTCAAAGCCTCATCTCTGTATCCTTGAGAATATAAGTGTACTAGAGCAATTTTGTTAAGTTCAGATACTAAAATACGTTGAATACGATCAATTGTGCGAGCAAATCTAATATCTTCGGCCGCTAATGTTGCTTTACCTTCTATATTAGCATCATATCCTAAAAATGCTTTAGGCACTTTAAGTGCAGCAAATAATTTATCTCTCAAATAGGCAACATCTTGGATACCATCGTAATCTAAACCTTTAGTGGTATCAATTTTAGTTGTTGTATCATTTCCACGAATTGGGATATAAAAATCCTCCATCATGTTCTGCATGTTAAATTTCAAATTATAATCTCCAGTTTGCTTATCAACATATGGAGTACGTTTCATATTTGAAATAGTTTTCTGCATGAATGCATCTACTTCATTTGGAGGAATGGAACCTACGTTTACATAAAATATACGTTTTTCTGGAGCACGAGCAATTCTATGGATTAACATCGCATCTTCCATTAAAGTATATTGCTTAAATAGTTTACGAGCAGGCTCTAAATATGAACGACCGTATGGAAGATAGTTAGTATCTCCAATTAGTCTAAAGTGAGCCATCTCGTAGTTATCAAACATAATTCCTCCACTTTGATCATTACCCGCTCCAGTAACTGCATACAACCCACTGCTTGCATTTACTAAACCATCAGGAGAGTATCTAAATTTAATCTCAGATGGATTTTTTGGGTTAAATCCTTCTAATCTTTCAATGTGGAATGCGGTGTAAGGAATTACATTATATACACCATATTTTTCGGCTATTTCTAGTTTCAAGAAAAAATCACCATACTTAGACATTTGTCTAACCCATGCCCATAAGTTAAATTCTATATTTAATACATCATAGAATAAGTTGTATAGAATTTTTTGTATATTTTCGTTTGAAGAGCGAATAGATAATACTTCGCCCATATCATTTTTCAAAGTACACTCATCAGATATAATATCAAGGGCAGAAGCAATAATAGCATCTTGATCCATTACATCATATTCAGAATATAACTGTGGTCTTAAATACTTGTAGTTGAAATTAAATTGTGAACCGTATAATGAACTAGGATTAGTAGAATAAATTCTATTATATCTGTCCATAAGAGAATTCGTTTGAATTGCTCCATTGGTTTGGATCTGATTAGTATCCATTACACTTATTTGATTACCTCCAACGTTTCGGATAATTACATCCGTGGAGAATAATCTTTGTAATCTACTAAATAAGCCTGTATCTGCCATGTTATTTGTTATTGTTATAAATATTGTTATAATAACCAGGATATATCCTCTTTACCACCATATGGATTTTCAATTTGGTAAGGGTTGTCATTTTTATTAGCATAATATGCTCCCTGGTATGAGGTTCTATTAACAGTCATGTTTTTTAAGGCACTGCGTGTTAAATCTAAACCACGTTGTCTGTATTTTAGAGCTGTATCTCGAATATACATTCCTATTCCAAAAGCCATTACTAGATCATCATTGTATCCTTGTTGTGCTTCTGCTCTACCGTTCCTCCAGATAAAAACTTTCATTTCCTCTATCAATCTTTTAGATTGGATAGTTACAGATTTTTCAGAAATATATTCTTGAAATTTACCTACCACCATAGGACGGGTTCGGGCCGACATTGTAAATCCTGCTACTGCTTTTGACGTATCCATATATTGGTCAAAATACGAATCTACATTTGATTCGGCACGGGGAGAATAATAGAGATTAGAATAATTTCTATCTATTGCTACTTGTATAGTTGCCCACCCAATATTTGCATTTTCTATCACTAGTAATGCTTCGTTATATTCTGTAGCTATACCTACTAGTAAATGTCCAAATTCTTTAGTTCCAATTTGTCCACGGTATTCTGCTACTTGAACATTTGATTCGCTATCTATGACGTGAAACGTAGAGTAATCCTTACCATCACCGCGAGCTACGTCAGCTACTACCATATAACTTCGAGAATAATCAGGTGATTCCCATACCCACAGGTTTTGATCTACACCTCGTTTTTCTAGTGGTTCTTTAATGTATGTTTTTTCGTAATACTCTAAATATTCACTATAGAATACAATATCTCCAGAGGTAGAAAAATCACAATCACATTCTTGAGCTGCTAATCTAGGATCGCCCAACAATTCATCTTGTCTATCTCTCCATGATTGATCTCGTTCTGGGTGAACCATCCAAGGTAATTTGATAGGAACAAAATCGTTTTCTGCATGTTCTGCTTTAACCCATGTTTGATGAAACCAGTTACCAGTACCAAAAGGAGTAGATAATACAATAGCACCACCACCCGTTGCTAGGGTTTGTTGAGCGGAAGCCCATGTTTCGGCAATATTTTCTATAAAGGCAGCCTCATCTATTATTAGCAAAGATACTGCTTCTGATCGTGCGGAATCGGAATTTGAAGATTTAGCTTGTATTTTAGATCCGTTAACTAAATGAAGTGATAGTTTGTTATTTTCTACCGCATCCACTTTTAACCATGAGGGTAAATTTTCCCACATGAATTTTACTTTAGATACTAAGTTACGTGCT